GTGAGAGGTAGACGTTCATCCAAAAACGCTTTTGGCTTTGGCTTTGCTTTGGCTCGTTTAGTGAGGGGCTTTGCTCCAGGTCGTCGCGCCTGAGTTGCCCTTTGCTTTGCTGCTTTGTAGTTGGCTCCACGTCGAGCGTTACACTGCTTGCAGGCTGGCACCAAATTGTCAAGTTCATCCGTGCCGCCTCGGTCAATCTCAATGATGTGATCTGCTTCGGTGGCTTGCCTGCGTTTGCACCAATGGCATCGGGGTTTGTCTTGGAGTACCACCCCCCTGTTTTTGTAGTACTGCTTTGACCGTACCCGGGTCTTTTTGCTGGGCATGGGGGACTACCGCTGACGCGCTTCGCTTGTCCTAGCGCCCTCGCGTTGCTCGGTTGCTATCAATCGTTGATGGCAGAGGTAGCACACTGGCCCGGCTTCGGTGAGTTGATCACCGTATTTGGTTGAAAGGTTTTGTTCACCGCACTCGCGGCAGTCACCAATCTCGAGCACCGTTTCATAGCTGCATTTGATTTTCATGTTGTCAAGGTTACTTAGGCAGAATGCCCCCGGGCTCCATCCCGACCGTTGTTGAAGCACGGTTCACACTCGCCACACGATGGATCTGTTCGCATGGTCTGCCCTGCCCTTCTGATGGGCGAACTAATGATGATGAGTCACCGAGGATTTGCACCTGCATCAGGTCACGCGGCCTGAACGCACCAATGAGATTGGCGTACTTCAGTTTTTCCAAGCAGTGATGACTGCTGAAGCCTCCTGCTTAGTTAGCTCATCAAACTTGACTACGTTACGACCAAGCACTTCACCAATCTCACGCATCGTCTGGCTACCAGGCGTAAAACCTCGGGTCTTGGCAAGCACTCGAATCATGCCAATCTGCTTCTCCGATGCCTTGCCTGGGCCTGCCTTCAATGGCACTACATTGGTTTGTGGTTCGCCAGTGAATGGATCGGGGATGGGTTCGCCATCCGGGTAACGCGCAATCTCAACACGCGGCTTGTCAGGCTCTTGCCTGGCTAACACTTCCTGTTTGCTGGCCATCTTGTGATCGATGCCGAAGCCCATCATGCCTAATGCTCTACCTAAGGCCGAGGTGCTGGCATTCATCTGCTCTGAATCTTTTGTGTATGGCGTGCGCCCTGGGAATGGCTCCCAACAGTACGCAATGCACGGCAACTGGTCATCTTTGTCACGCCATACGGTGCAACGAATCTCGATGTACAGCTTGTCATTGACCTCACGAAATGTGGGTTGCGATTCCTGCACACGCAAATCCGGAAACTTCTCTAGCGCCATGCGCAGGCGCGTGGGCACATCAACGTAGTTGTCAAGGTTGAAGCTCATGATCCCAATTCCTCCAATAGGCACATCAGTTCGTACCACTCTTTGACTGGCATCACTGCCATCCATTCGCCCACATCGGTAATGCCTGGGCGCTTGGCAATGATGATGCCTGTCCACGCTTTGTCGTTGGCGATTTGTCTGCGCAGCTGCTCGAAGTAGCCGTGCCATGAGTGTGCTTTGCGGTCTTTGATCTCAATGACGATGCCCGGCCAGCCATTTACATCGCCTCGGTCTTTGTGCGTGCCAGCCTGCACGCGGTCAGCATTGATGCCCTTGGCACGTAGCCACTTGACCACAGCCAGTTCGGCTGCATGACCTTTACGCTTCTGTGGGCTCGTCACGATAAATCGCCATGTCTCCTACCACGTGCAATGGGGCATCGAGCAGCTGATCACGTGCATCAGCCATGTGCAGACAGTTCAGGTAGCCAATCGCATCAACCAGCGAATCCTCATGCATCTTGCCTTCATCCAACGACTTCATCAGCCGGGCCAGCTTGACGCACACCATGAACATGATGGCCTCCTGAGTGCTGAGGTTGTGGTGGAAGTTGGTGATGCTGCCGAATATGCGACGCACCCGGGTGTAGTCATCGAATGGGTGCCCATATTGGGCCATGCGATCACCTTTGGTGAGTTGCCAGGCGCGGTAGGCCGCGTCACCTGGATCAATGTTGCTGCTGCTCATTGTCATCCTCCATGGGTCGGCAAAGATACCAGATGGCTACCACGATGTATCCGACAAACACGCTCATAAAGAACAGTTCAGCCCACGACTCGACCATAAGTGCTCCAGTTTTCCCATCCGTGGTGTGTTGCAATATGCCAGGCCACCCACAAATTGGTGAGTGGATCAAACAGTTCAACGCAGTCATCGATTATGCCCTGGGTTTGCAGGTAGCCACGTGGCCAGTATTTGGTTGGTTTGCACCACGATGGTGTGTGAATCTGCATCAGGCCAAAGCTGTCTCCGTTGTCCCCGATTGCGCCCGGTAGGCAGCCTGACTCGAGCTCTGCGACCTGTAGGGCTATCCATAGGTCATCCAGCACAAAGCCTGCCCTGAGCGCTGTATCGGCCCATTCTCGGCATCCTGGGCCTGTGTATGGGGGCATGGTCGTAACCACCCTCATATCGCTTCCTGATGCGTCTGAAGGGCTGTCCAAGCCCACCGTGCCTCGAAGGGGAGCCGTGTACACGGTGGACTCGGACACCAGCCCTGCTGTGTCTGTTTCAGGATCTGATACCAGCATCAGGCCGAAGCCCGAGACTGCGCATGCTGCCGCAAAGATGATGCTCAACGGATTCATGCGACGCTCGGGTGTTCCGGGTCGATGCGTGGCTGATGGGTGAGCTTTGATGGTTCGCTCCAATCCTCGTCAGCGTTGAATCGGTAACGCAGCTGGGCCTTCACGACCTCGCCTTCAGCGTTCCTGAACACTACCAAGTGGAATTGTTGCGCTGTTTCTGTACAAAGCCCTGTCAGGACTTCGTAGGTAATCAGGTTGTGTGTCATGTTTAGGCCCCTCCAGAGCCTGATATGACCTTAGCGCGTCTTTCGGCGCTTGTGGGGGATTTGTAGTTTGATAACTTTTCGGACCATTCGGGCAGGTATGAATAGCACGTTGTCCGAGCCCTGCTCATCGGTGATTGATTGGGCCAGGCATAAGTGCCGGGCATTGGGCTTGCTGATTCGATAGCCCACGCTGTGCACCACACATGGCGTGTCTTTCAGGTCGGACTCGTCGTACCAATGGTCGTTGTCGAGCGTGTGCGCATCGTGCCACACAACCAGCACCAGGGGCTTGTCTAGTCCAGCCATACCACGTACTCTGCCGCCACTCGGCCTTTGTCTGGATCAACGAAGTGCAGGCGCTGGCTGGGTATGCCAGTGGCTGCCACAAACTCGCGTGCGTATTCGTTGTGCGATTCGGGGCTACCGGTCACGAATATGCGACCGCCGTTGCTCATGGTAAGGCTCATTGGTGTGTGCCAGTGGCCCATGTAGCAGTCATTGAAGTCCTCGATCACTCCACCGGCCCACGCATTGACCTTGCGCAGAATACCGAAAGCTGGAGTATTGCCACCAAAGCTTCGTATTTCGTCACCGTGCACCAGCAGGGCTGTGTAATTGCCAATGCGCACAATCTGATACCAAGCGTCACTGCTCTGCCAATCCTTGACCAGGTGACCGACTCGACTGCGCGCAATCTCATAGCTGATGCGATCAATGTTGTCACCCTTGGGCATTTCGCCATACCGCCCTATGCGGCCGTGGTTGCCGTATTCGCACACGACCCGGACTGATTCAAAGTTGTTAGCCAAAGTGCTAACAGTTTTGGAGATCAGCCTGGACACCTCAAACAGCTGTTCATACAGGTGGCTGTCAACCTCATACGCCTGGCCGGGGAATATGCCCATGCCTTCCACCATGTCACCGCCCAGCATCAGCACAGCTTCACGTACCGGGTGATGCTTGCGCTGGATATCGGTGATGTGCACCACCTTGTCAATGAATCGGTCAATGCGCTGTGCGCACGTCTCAGAGCCGTATGACACGCTCTTTTTGCCAAGCTGCCAATCCGTGCAGTGAATGACTGCCACCTCGGGTTTGCCTTTGCGTGTGTCTTTCTTGGGTGGCGTGACCTTGATCGGTGGCGTGCCCAGGCTGGCATCTTTGGCCGCCTGGTACACAGCCTCAACCAGTTCATCCCGGCTGACCTTCAATCTGCCGTACTGCTGTTGTGCTCGCTTCAGTGCCTCACGCAGCTGCTCGAGCGTCTGCTGATCTTTGATTTCGTCACTTAGCGACATGCTTGGCCCTGAATCGGTGCACCACGTTGAAATCACACTTGAAGCCATGCTTTGCCAATAGTGATGCGATTGCCTGGCTGCTGTACTGCTGATCGTAAATCAGGTCGTACCACTCCTCGCCGTTTGGCTGGTCATCCAGCCATTTAGCCAAGTCAGCCACCTTGTTTAGTTTTGGCTGTATTTCGTCGCGTAGTCCCATTGTCGTGATCCTCCAGGTGGTTGTCAATCTTGCGTTCCACCCTACTCAATATCTTGCGCACGTATGCGTGATCGTCGGCGTTTTCTCGCCGGGCACGTTCAATCAGGATTGCAGGCAGGACAGCCGCCGACACAATGGCAACGGCACTGATTAGGGCTACGTAGATTTCTGTCGGCATGAGTGTCCAGCCATTGCTGCACTCTGGCTGGTATTGATTCTGCCTTGAAATATCGAATGTGCCACGGTTCGGCCCCAGATCGGAATTCCCAGCAGAATCCGAAGCTCAGGCAGTTGGCTTCCATCCACTCCAGGCGCTTGCCTGAAGCTTCAAAGATGTCAACGGCCAAGCCCAAATTGTGCGTAGAAGTGCCAGGCACAGCCATTGGGGCCAGTCCTGGCTTCAGGTAGTACTTCTGCCCTTTGTAAATCCTGATGGATTTGCTGTTGCTGATTGGTGCTGTGGTGTACCGGGCGAGGAAACCTCGCTCCTGGGTTGCTAGATCGCGGTATGTGTCACCAACGCTGGTGGGCTTGAATGGCCTGATGCCGTCAGCATGCGCAGCTTTGCGCATTGCCTCATATGCCTGGGCTGCCAGCCAATGCAGCCGACCGTAAGGTCTGATCGAGCGCAGCAAATATGCAGGCACTTCACCTGGTTTGACGTTCGCTAAATCAGCCGGAAGCCGTACCGGCTTGACTGGCCTGTTCACTTACGGCCGTACCGCGTGTCTTTAGTGTTTGCCCAGGCGTAAATCATTGGCAGCACTGCTGCTAGCCCGGCTTTGACGGCGTTTGTTAGATCGTAATCGCTTGTGATAAGCACGGCGACGCTTCCAGCGACGAATGCTTTCAACCAATCTTCGAGCATTGGTGCCCATTTCATGCGTCAACCTTAGGGTGCCGGTGGGTAGGGATGGGCTGCTTTTACTGCTGCAACTGCTGCACGCCACGCGGCTTCGGTGCCGTCACCGCGTTGCCACTCAAAGAACAGACCATCGGATTGCTGTTCGTAGGCGGTACGTCGAGCAGCCTCAACAGCGGCGTACTGGTTGTCATAATCCACTTGGGGCCATTGGGCATCGAGTTCGGCTTGTGTTGGTTTTGGTGTGTCACTAAGCCAAGTGAGGCCGTCATAATCATCACCGCACAAAGTCCATTGACTGCCTGCATAGTTGGCCGTCAAAACTGCTGCGTAGTCGGTCATGGTGTTACCTCCATTACCGTAATTGTGCTAACCATTCGCGGTCGCGTTGTTGCGTCATTGTCCACAGTTGTGCGATTTATGTACGCCGTGCTTGCGTTGGTCAATAATTGCACTTTGTAAGTAGTTGCTGACGTTGTTGCAGGGCTGTCTAAAAAATTCATGTTGATCGGGCTTATGTCTACGGTATTGAGAAACAAGTTGGCCGTAGTGGAACGTGTTCGACTGCCTGCCGCGTCGCCAACGGCAATAGCGGTACTGTCACGCATGAGCCTGAAACAAATAGCGATGTTGTCAGAACCAGAATTGATACTTACCAATGCCAAAATTTTATTGGTTGCGCTGGTTGGCGTAATCGACACACTAAGCCCGGTCAAATCGGTAAATGACGTGCTAGTTGTGCTAAATGTGCTTGTAAGTGTCGTACTTTTTACTTGCACTACGCCAACATAATCCTGAAGGGTATTGAGTTGCGCGGCAGTCAAAACTTGGCCGGCAGTAAAAGTTTGTTTAGTTGGCATACTTACCTCATCCTAATACGTTCGTGCTATCCAATACGCCGTATGTCGCATCATCCAAAATAAGCTCATACACGATCGTGGTTGGGCTAGTGTAGAACGTAATCCGATGGCCACTGGCCACATTGATAATGCCCTGAATGCCCTCAACCGCCAGTTCGGTTGCAATTTCACTGCCTAGGCCCGGTATCTGTTTGTGAATGCTGATGGTGTCACCGATATCAATGGTTGATACGTCATCACGCTCCAGGCTGGTCAGCGCAGCAAATGATGTGCTGACGCTGGTGTACCTGGGCTCAGGGTTGGGCTCGAGCAGATAGGCAGCCAGATCATCAATGCTGGTTTGTTCGTGCAGCAGGCTATTAGTGATGCTGAAGTTCTGAGTGAAGTATTTAGTGATGCTGCCAGCGTCGCTATCGGTCGCTTCCGTGCCATCCAAGCCACGAACATACGCCCGATTGACTACGTTGTCAGCATCAAACTCGACCTCCACCGCGTCATACTTTGCCCCGGTGCCATCATCCTTGAAACTGATTACTGGTGCACTCAACGTGTTGCCAATGCGGTTCTGGAATGTGACAGTGCCGTCACGTGCCACAAACAGTCGGCCCTGCTCAGCCTGATTGATTTGCTGCAGGTAGGCAAGAGTGTTAGTGCCCTGGGGCACGGTGTAGGCGCTGTCATGGCCCAAATTGACTGTGCCGGTCGCAATGCTGGTAGTGCCCTGGTAATCGACTTCAGGCAGGGCTAGCACGCTGGTGATGCGTTGACCGCTGGTTTGAGCTGTCACGTTGTACTCATCTAGCTGCGTTTGTGCCAATTTGTAGAACTCATCAGCGCATTGCACATTGACAATGTTTGGCCCTGCCAGCTGGAAATCGTAGGTGTACCCAGTCACCACGCCCACAAACAAATACTCGCCATCACGTGATAGGCGCACGGTACGCATCGGTGCCAGCCCAGGCTCATTGTTGGCTGGATCGTAATAGGGGCTGGTTGAGTCATACGGCCCAAGAATGCCAGTGTCATCGGTCATCGTAAAGGACATAATGCCTGCACCGAATTGATCATCGGTTTTTTGACGACCGCGTTTGTAGTTGATATCAGTGGCATATTGCGTAATGTCGGCAAATTGCGTCGTGCCATCAAGCACATAGCTCGTGTTATTTAGTACGCCTTTCAGACTGTCATCCAACGTAAATGCGTCAATACTGAAGCCCGTGTCCAGCTCGAGCAGGTAGTCACCTGATTGAACGACTGTTGAGGCCATTAGGACACCGCAACGTTGATTGGGCCGCTGCGCCGGTTGTACTGTCGCAATGCATCAACGATTACATCGCCGAGTCGTGCGTCGGCGACAGCTGCATTGACATTGATTGTGACATTGCCCATGCTGCCCATTCGATTCAATGGGATTACCGCTTCAGGGCCTGCCTCACCGACCACGGCCAGTGTCGGCCCAGTAACGATGCCGCCTTCAGCCAGGCCAGGTATCTTGCCGATTAGACCGCCTACACCGCCAGCGATAGCACCGCCAACATTCGCTATTTTGCCGATTGCGTTAGCAACTTTGCCAGCGAGATCGAGGGCAGCCGCTAACGGATTGATGATGTATTTCTTGAACGCATCCGCCAGAAACTTTGCTGCCGTGCTGACTACGCCAAACTTGTTTTCAAGTATGACAAAGCCTGCGACCAATCCGGCAACAGCAATGATGACCAAGCCGATTGGATTGGCGCTCATGATGACATTGAGCAAAGCTTGAGCTACCTGCACTGCAACCAAAGTGGCTCGGTAAATCTTCATGCCAATGTTGGCTGCGACGATTGCGGCTGCCAAACCAGCAATCACACCAATGGCAATAATGGCCACGTCTTTGTTTGCCGATAGTGCACCAGTAAAACTCGAAATTAGTTTCACGCCTTTCTCAACGATGGGCAACAGCACCATGCCGAGCTCTGCCTGTAGATCCTTGAACTGTGCTGTCAGGATGCGTTGGCTGTTCGCCAGGCCGTCGCTGGTGCGCTCGAAGTCGCCCTGGGCATCAGTCGTCGCCTTCATAATCAGCGACTGAGTAGCCAATGTCTTTTGCTGGGCTGTCAGTTTGTCGGTCGTGCCATCTAGGGCTTTGTTCAGCGATATTTCGGCCTGCTCGAGCTGCAGCCGTGTCCGCTGTGCCTCTAGCGAATCCTCACCAAATTTGGCGACTGTTTCCTGGTTCTTTTGAAATGCGATATCAACCTTCTGCAACGCAATGTTCAGCTTGTCCTCGTTGATCGTCGTAGTAACAAGGCCCATAGCCAGCGCCTCGGCTGCTACAGCGTCGGCCGACAACAGGACACCGAATCGCCGCAGGGGCTCGCTTTCGCCTCGCAAAGCGGCTCCTAATGCTTGTACGGCCTCCTCTGGGCTGGTGTTGTTGAATGATGCCAGGTCTGATGCCAGGGTCGTGAAGTCGGTGCTGAACGATGCCAGGTCTTGCCCGGTCAGCCCGGCTGCTTTACCGAACGTGCCGAACGTGGCTGCTGCGTCGAGCGCCTGCTGGCGTGTCTGACCCAGGGAGGCTGCTGCCGTGTCAGCAAATATCTGCACCTCATTGGCAGCTTCACCAAAGATTACATTGGTCTTGCTGATGGTTTCATTGAGATCGCTGGCCGCCTGGACTGCTGGTACAGCTGCCGCAGTCAAACCACCGAGCACTGCCACAGCAGGCACAAACGATTTTTTGAGTGCAAATTGGGCTTTCTGGCTAGTTGTCTCAAGTTGTTTGAACTCGGCAATAGCCGACTTGATGCCCTTGTCCGCAAACTCGGTGATGATGGGGATTGTTACGGCCATTAGTTCAACAGTCTACGATTCGCTGCATCAGTGAGTTTTTCTACTAGCGCTGCCAGGTTGGCGTTCACTGCGGCTGCATTGCGTTCATACGTCGGCCACATCAAACGCGATCCACGACCATACAGCACATCGAGCGCAGCAGCCAGGCGATTAGTTGATTTACGGCCTGCCATATCAAACACGGTGCCTGCCGGTGATTTCATTGTGATGCTGAACACCGCAAGACTGTTGCCGCGCCTACGGTTGCTGAACCTGGCCATTATTGATTTGCTGACGGCTTGCTGTGACCAGGGGAATATGCGCCCGGCTTTCCAGTTGTACCGAAAGCCTGACAATGGCATGGCCAGCACTTTGATTCGGGCTTCTTTGACTACTGGTTGAACGATGTTCTTGAACTCTTTTTTGATTTCCTTGGCTGTGTCCGGCTCAAGCTTTTGCAATTCACGCAAGGTTTCTTTCAGGCCGACAATCGTGATGGATGATTCAGCGGTCACGGTTGGCCTTCTTTGCAATCAGCTGAACGGTAGCCAAATCCTCCTGATCGAATTGCACATCCGGAGGCCAGTAGCCAGTCACGAACAGCAGCTCCGCTAACTGTCTGCGGATGCTGCCGGTTCCGTAGGGTTTGCCTGCGCGACCTCTTGCACGTCGAACGATTCAACGGTGTTGAGCCACGCATCATATTCACGCGATTCCTTCTTGGTGACGGTCAGCTGATGCCAAACCATGAACATCAAATCGTCCACACCGATGCCGCCCTGGAGATCGCTGATGCGACGCTTGAACTTGCGTTCCCATGCAGCAACGGTGGCAATCGTTGTGGTGATCGTGTCCTGAACCGATTCCGCTGCTGGTGTCTTGTAGGACACCTGAATGGTCAGTTTCACGGGGTCGTGTCCTCAACCAAAGTGCCGCCAACCAGCGTGATTTCAATTTCGCTGAGTTCGCCCACCGAGCCGTTGACCACATCGAGCGCTTCAAGGTAAGCGCCGGTGACCTGGAACTCTGGGTTGGTTGCGCTGATTGCGCCCGAGGTTGGCTTTACTGCGACGTAGCAGCGTGTGCCGACCAGGGCAGTGAGATCGACGTAGGTGCCGGGCGTGGAGCTGTACTCCATGAGCAACGTGGCTGTGACGGTGACGTTGGTGAGTCCACCGACGAACTGGCGGCCAGTGTCACCGAACGATGACTGGTCGAGTGACTCACGCGACTTGGTGACAACCACCGACTTGCACTGGTCGGTCAGATCAACGGTTGAGCCCGACGATGCGCCGATGAAAAATGTGGGGGTTGCCAGGTAGGTAGTTGCGACAGCCATGTAACGAATCTCCTTGTGTTGAAGGCTCGCTGCAAGCCTGTTGGCATTCTAGTAGGTCTATGGGCTGACTTTCGTGTTGATTGTCAGCTCATACGCCGGGTAGTCGGCTCCACCGTAGCTGACGGTTGTTGGCCGAGCCTCGGTCAAACCAATCTTTGCTTCACGGATCAGGTCGGCTAGATCAAGCAGCTGGTCAAGCGTGCGGTTATCGCCGATGCCCATACCAACGATGATGACACGGAACTGCATGTCTGCAACCACGTTGGTTTCCACAAAGATTGTCGGCGCCTCAACGATGCAGCAGGGCACGTTGATATTTCGTGGGTCATTGAACACTGTCAGCCCGGTAATGGTTTGCAGTTTGGCTACCAGCTGGTCATAGCCAGTCTTGAACAGCGTGTCAGGCATCAGGCCACCTGCGGCTTATTGACTCCGAGCAGGCGCAGAATCTGGCCGTAGTTGCCGGTGACCGGGCCACCTGTGGCCAGTGGATCAAACGATGCAAACGCTTCGGTCGAGCCACGCTCGCGGTAAAGGATGGCCGCGTACTGCACGGTGGCAAGCTTGGCATCGCCACCCGGTACAGAGCTGGGCGAGTCAAAGTAGCCCGATTCCTGGCGCTTGCGGTATGCAAATTGGTTGGCTGCACTGACAGCCATGTTGGCTACATCCAGATCGGCGCTCGGATTGGTCAACGTGTAGCCCAGGTAGTCCTCCAAATCGCCCAGGACAATCCAACTGCACGTGATGCTGTACGTGACCGTGCCAGAGGCTGCTGCTCGATCAGTATCATCCGTGGTCAGCGCAAACTGCACCTGGTTGGGGATGATGGTGTCAGTGTCGTACTGGTAATCGCCTTGCTGCGATACGCCAATGAAGTAATACTCCGGCAGCGCCAGAATTTTGTGTGTGCCATTCCATGTGGCATTGATGCCACTGATGGTTATTGACTGGCCGACCTCAAAGTTGTGAGGCTCAAGCAGTTGAACGATGGCAACGTTACTGACAACCTGCTTATGGGTTACCGAGTAAGTTGCCACCGTTCAATGTCACCTGGAGGGAGTGAACTTAGACAGCTTTGCGGAACTTCTGCGCATCAATCATCAAGGTGGCGAAGTAGCCACGGAACTTGATGTAACGCGACAGCGATCCGTCAGCGGCTTCCACTTGGATTGCGCCCTTTTGCTGCTCGAAGATCTCAAAGCCGCTCGGGTCACCGATGATGATGGTGCCGCTGGCAAAGTTGCGATCAACAACAACCGTGAGGCCGAATGCGTTGCCGGTGGTGCCACCGGGCTGCAGCGCGCCAAATGCGTTCATCGGGCCGACTTGTGGGAACAGTGGGCGGTCTGCCGTGTCCGACAGTTTGCCCAATGCTGACCACTGGTCAGGCGAGAGGAACAAGTGGGTTGGCAGGTTGCCGTTTGAGCCGCTGAGGATTGCCGAAGCTGCGTCGTACATCCATGCCGCCCACACCGAAGGATCGGTCATCGGGCTACCGAAAGTCGTGGTTTGTGTGGCACCGCTGACCAACGCATCGGCAGCGACATTGTCGGTTTCGTTGGCGTAGATACGCGCCATGTCATCTACCAGCAGGCCGATTACTTCCGGCTCGGTCCAGTCCATGTCCTCCTCGGACAGACGAACGTAGCCGCCGTACACGCCCTTGGTGACGTTGTTGTTTGACACAACGAACGTGCCCTGGTCGAGGTTCGCGTTTTCGCCGTTGCTGGCACCAATCGTGGTGTGCGTGGTCACTGCTGGGCGGCGGAACACTTTGCCGCCACCGGGCATTGCGCGAACGCCGATTGCGTCAACGACCGGGCGCAGGCCACGGAAGTTGTTGTACACCGGGCCCAAGATCGGCTCGGGCAGGATGCCAGGCGTGTCGGTCGTGACCACATCAGGCGCAGCGGCCTTGATGTTGGCGAGGAACTCTTGCGCCTCGGATCCGCCACGGATGATCTTGCTGATGTATTCAGCTGCCGATGGCAACTTGAACTCGCGACGCGGTGCAGCGAACAGCATTTGCGGTGCTGGTGCTGGTGCAGGAACTTCGACTGGTGCTTCGACCTTGACTTCTGACATTGTGGTTGTCTCCTCTTGGGGTTCGGTCGCTGCAACCTCTGTAATCATAGCACCCTTGAAAGCAGGCGCAGTCACAAGTGACAGCTCCACCCAGTTTGCCTTTTTGATGATCATGGTTCCGTTGTCATCGTAGGTCGCGTCAACTACGTCAACGCCGACCGATACCGAGTCCACGGCTTCGTCTTTGATGAGCTCGAGCATGTCGTTGCCTTCGGAGGTGGCGCTGATTCGGGCTGTGAACAGCATGCCTTCCTCGGAGTCCAGGCGGCCAGTGACCACGCCGACCGGCTGCTCAGAATCGTGGTATTTCAACAGTTTGGGCTTCTTGCCGGTCACCGGCAGGGCTCCGCGCTCGAACCTGACGCGCGTGCCATCGCTCACGGTGGCTTCGGTATTCCAGGGCACAGCCACACCGCTGATCGTGCGTGGTGACTCGCCATCCTCGGCCAGTACGAACGTGTTTTGGGCAGTTAGGCGAATCATGATGCCTCGCTTTCGTCATTAGAGGGTAGCCCCCGAGCCGGTGCAGCGTTGTCCGGCTCGGAGGACATTTCGGCTTCCTCCAGGTAGCTCTCCACGTCAAGGTAAATGTAGCGACCGCGTGGTGTCACGCTGTTCTGGCTGAGTGTCTGCTCGATGCAGTCAATGAATGGCTTGGCACCGAATAGGTACAAGTCTTGACGTGCCTGCTGTGCGTTCTGATAGGTCATGCCGGATCCTGATGGTGCACCAACCAGGTACGGAGGGATGTTTGCCAGGCGTGCCATTTCAAGCGCTTGGTATGTGCGTGCCTCGGTCAACTGCAGCTTGCTCGGATCCATGTACGACTCTTTCCAGTCCACGTACTGGTTCAACGCAGCAATTGCATTGTTGTTTCGTGCAGCTGCAAACCCGGCAGCCAATTCGCTGAGCTCCTCGCCGCTCAACGGCTCGCCTTCGGTCTGCTTCAGCACACCGGCTGGTGTCTGATTCTTTGCAAAGCGTTCGGCGCTGGTGTCCAGATTGATGTTGGTGCGGATTGATCGAGCACCCATCGTCAGCAAGCCCTGGATTGGGCTGAGGAACTGCACAACGTCGTTCGGGTCAAGGCGGTAGCCGTTGAAGTACACCTCTTTGCTGGGGCCGAACCATTGTGGGCCAGCCTGGTCACGTGTCTGCACGTTGTCAGCTGGAATCCACGTGAACGTGGCTGGAAAGCCATTCCCAAAGCGAGAGGTCACTATCCAGAAAGCCCTGCCGTAAAACAAAAGGTCATCCGTGGTCCACGACATGATGAAATTGCGTGTGACGTTCGGATCAGGCTGATGGAACCATGTGTCATCGGGCAGGTGCACATCCTCGTAGTCCTCACCGACCCACTGCTTTGAGTACTGGTGGATTTCTAGACAGCCAACCATCGAGCAGATCAGGTCACGTGCCCGGCTGATGGTGGGTATCTGGATGGCGGCCGACCTGTTGAAGTCGGTGGTGTACGTCATGAAGTTGCCGACAAGTGGGTTGCCAGCAGCGCCAGCCGCGCCTACTTCAGCTTTGGTGTTGTTAGCGACAGCGCGCTTCAGAGAGAATCCAGCCATTGTGCAGTTGAGTCTAGGCGCTCGATGCAATGACTGGCCGATTCACCATCGGTCGTGGTCGGCTCATCATGCCCACAGCCCACACCAAGCAGCGTGCCAACTCAATCGGCCCGGATGATTTTTGTGATGACAACGCGATAGCGCCTGGAGTGCGTACAGCTACCGCTCGACCGACATGCTCAGCCAGCATCGTCTCACCAGTGTGCGCAACGCGGCCCTCATTGATCAGGTTTTTGACCATCGATGTGTACCGGGTAATTTCCTGGTAGCCGACCAGCACCCTGCGACGTTGCAGATCGGAGGGGCAGTTGGTGTCCAGTGTCGGCGTGATAGCAACTTGCAAGCCTGAGTTGGAGGCCAACTGAGCCCGAATGTTATCCCACACCTGTGTCACTGTTTCGCACATGAATGCGACAGTCGCAGTCAGCATCCCAGCAGTATTCGCGTTGACACGTACAGCCACGTATCGGCCATCGTCTAGCGAAACTTCCACGGCGAGCACGCCGCCAGGCAATGGTGGCAAGTCGGTAGCAAGTGATTCCCACCGCCCAGGCGGCAGCCACGACAACTCGGATTGCACCCATAGGTTTACGCTAGAACGCAGGAATCCAGCCCTGTTCGGGCCTTTGGCTTCAGCCTGGACTGTGCGTATGTCAAGCGTGTGCCCGAGCGCCGGGTTGGCGTACTCCCACGCAGCTTCGGTCATCGGATCCAGTTCAGGTGGTGGACTGTATTCAGCTAGGTACACCGAATTGGTGGTTTCACCTGAATCAATCGCACGCAAGCCTTGCTCACGCCACCTGAGCATCGCAATGCTGTCCTCGGTGCCTGCGGTACTCCACATTGAGCACAACGGATTCGGCCGGGCACGCTGAGTCGGCAGCAAACCAATGTCCAGCGTCTCAGAGTCAATGCCGAACACTTCGTCAGCAATGATCAGGTCAACAGACATACCGTGACCGCTCGATGGCCTGGCTGCTTTGACGTACCACTTGGAGTCACCGACCTTGATGCTGTTACGGCCATAAGCCCACACAGCTTTGACACCAGCCTTTTCCTCAATGATCGGTGCCAGGTCTTGAAACAGTGCTGTGGCTAGATCGAGCCGGTGAGCTGTACTAAGGATGGTTTGTGGCCCGGCCGTCAGCGAATACTTCAGCAGCCACCACGACAGCAGGCTCTTGAGCGCTACTGTCTTTCCGTTTTGTCGGCTGACACTGACAAGAGAAACGTGGTTGAGGAAATGCCCTTGAGCATCCACGGCAAGTTGACCGTTGAGAACATGCCTCTGCCAGGGCATGAGCTCCACTCCGAGAATGCGCTTAGCCCAATCTGCAACTTCCGGCCCGTAGCTTCCGGCAGCATCCGTGATGATCGTTTCGATTCGTGGCAGGTCATGACCTTTTCCTTTCCGCTTCGGGCTTTCCTTTTGGGATAACGAGAACGATGGGCGCGGGGTGAGAGGTAGACG